CAAGCGATGCTCTGCATCGAAGAAGCTCTGGAAATGGTTGAAGCTGCATTCCCTGGCCGTAAGGTCACAATCCAGATTGATGATAAAAATCTGGTTGATGGTATTGATATCGTTGCCATCATGGATGCCCAGGGTGACCTGACCACTATTAACGACGGTGTAGGCCATGTTGCTGGCTTCGACGGTAACGCAGTGTACCAGTTGGTGCATGATTCCAACATGAGTAAGTTCATCTCGCAGGAAGAAGACAAAGTGAAAGCTCTGTCCTATTACTACGATCTCGGCTTCCAGCCGGATGACTTATACCTGCACGGCGACTACCCGACCATGTGCATTAAGGTCAAGCGTGATATCAAACTGAACGGTAAGTTCTACCCGGAAGGGAAGTTCCTGAAAAACATGGTCACTTTCAAAGAACCAGATTTTTCTGCACTTCTCCCATATCTGGGTTGATATCTGCCAGGATGTGCGGTAATACTTAAGACATAACCACTGCACATCCAAATGTTTTACTTCTCCCTCTTCGGAGGGAGCTTTTAAACCTGAACACATTCACGAGTGTGTTGATGCTTAGAAGCGAGCGACTGCCAGAGTCTGAGAACGTACTGACCATACCGTAGGGAAAACAACTTTGGAAACCAGGGCAGTGTCCCTGACCCGCACGAAGGATTAAAACCTGGAGTGCTCTGGAACCAGAACCAGATTACCGAACTCGGAGTAGCCCCCACTTACGGGGGCATATTTAACTAAGACATTCAGCATTGAACAGGTTCATACCCTAATCTCAATGTGTATCAACGACCTTTGCAGAGGTTGCCCCAGGTACAGAGTGTCTTAATTAAATATGGTGAGATAGCTAACTCGGTAAAGCGCCGGACTGTTAATCCGCGACATTGGGGTTCGAACCCCCATCTCACCGCCACCTTCTGGGGTATAGCCAAGTGGTTACGGCACCGGTCTTTGATATCGGCATTCTCTGGTTCGAATCCAGATACCCCATCCAATTTTTACACCTGCACTGAGTAATTCCCATGACCGAAGAAGAAGAGTACATCGACTGTACGTTTACAGCCGGTATAGCCCTTGCCATCGCCAGAAAAGATAAAAGATCACTTGACGATGCTGTCAGAAATTGTAGTCTGGCTTTATTGAAGAGAATCAAGCATCAGCGTGTGAAGAATCTCTATATAGGTATAGCCCTTGATGAGAACCCGGCAGTAGCTTTCACGATGATCTCAAACCAGGTGTTTAGCTCTGGTTTAATAGTTCCCGTCGTTGCGCCTCGTGCGTAAAGGTTGGAAACACCCGACAAGGTTTTCTCTCATGGGGGAATCAAAACTACCATGAGCCTGAGTGAGGGTACGGTGCCTAATCAGCCCAGTCTGCAAAGTAATCTTGTGTACCCAGACCTCCAAGCCTGGAATAGCCCCACTTCGGTGGGGCTTTTTCCGTTATGAACTCTGAGGAATTTATGGCAACTGTAAATAAAGAATCCATCGAAGCGAAGATTAAGTCGGTCTACTATCTCAATGCTGGCTCAGCACTGGCGATGATGGATAAGATCGACGAAGCAGATAAAGCAAACCTTTCTCTGGTTACCATCTGCATCATCATCCTGGAAAACGGCTTCAAAGTAGAAGGCGTGTCAGCCTGCGTTGACCCGGCCAACTACAACGAGCAGATAGGTCGCGAGTGTGCGTATGAGAACGCATTCGAGAAGATCTGGGAAATCGAAGGTTATCTGCTACGTCAGGCGATGTGGGAGAAAGACGAGACTGCTAAAGCTCTGGCCGGTTTTGCTGAGAACAGCAAATGTGAAGGCGGTGGTTGCACCATCTAAAAGAAAGCCCCCGATTAAGGGGGCTTTTTTATTACACGAAACCGCTGTCTTCAAACTTACTGCCGTTATTACCCACCGGCTCCACACCAGAACCCTGGTCTTGCAGAAGCGTGCAAGCAGCGATGTATTTCTGGTAGTAGTTGTTTCCCTCGTGCATACCGCCCTGTACCCCGGACTTATTCGAGTTGAACTTACGCGATGCGATAAAGTTCAGAATCGCTTGCAGATACTCATACGGTACGTCGATAAAGATACGTGTCGGATCGTATAAGTTATTATCCACAATCTTCTTCACTGGCTTAGCCGCTGCCCGGTAAACAATCCGCAGCTTCTGAGCTGGCATATCATCCGGGATACGGATGGTATTATACGCAGCCAGTTGTACTGACCCACTATCGCCCGGACGAATGTTAGGCGTACCATATGGATGGTAGCGGGTAGTGATTGTTGCTGGTTTATCAATGGTCTGCTTAAAGCGTTTCTGTCGGCACGGGAAGCACATGTCATCCAGTTCGTCAGGTGTCAGCTTATTACCGCACTTGCAGGTTCGCCCTGCACTGGCGTGCGGCGAACCTACGTCGTGCGCGATATGCAGCTCATTACCGTTGCAGTCGTAGATCTCATAGATGGATTGGAGGTCGTCTTCCCAGACTTCCCCGGTACTGGTCTTCAATCCACCGTTGCCACCCTGCAATTTCATCTGCTGGCTTGCGACCGAGTTGTCGATCACGTACAGCGTTTTCCCTTTGCAGGTTTGAAGGAACACCTCTTTACGTTTAATCCAGAAGCGGGACGAGATATCGGCCAGTGCCGAGTTGAGCAACACGATGATCTTGTTCACGTTAGCAATGCTGAACTCGCCATCTTGTGCCCACCCCGTCTGAGCGAACTCGCCGTAAAGCAGGTTATCCAGTACATCGGACAATCTTAATTTCATGCCTCACCTCACGGTAGGTAGGAGTTAAGGCCACTATCGCCCCAACCGTCATCGACTTTCTGATCCCAAATATTACCATCCTCCCAGGTAAGTTGCGTACTTTCCTCGCTGGGCTTCCACGCTTTCATACTGGCGAGCATGGAGATGGTGTCGATGGAGTCGTCGTGCTTGGACTTGAACCCGCCGACCGAGGCCAGCTTAAGTTCTTCCATCATCTCGATCAGGGCCGGGCTGTTCTTCATCTCTTCGGGGAAGTACATCTTGCCAGCCTTGAACCACGGCACCACAACGTTAAAGCGTTGCAGCTTATTCGTGTTCGGCCTGATACCAGGCTGGTTTGAGTTCTCATTCGAAGCCAGAGTGAAGAAGTTATTCATCTTCACCATACGTTCCTGAATCCAGGTGATGAAGCCCTGCTGTTGGCCGGAGACTTCGACGCCTACCGAGATAGGCTTGTACTTGGCATTAAGCCGGAACAGGTCATCCAGATTTTTACCCATGTCCTGACGCTTGGCGATCCCGTCTACCCAGAACCAGTCACCGTTATTGTTATAGGCCCAGACAGAAATGACCGAGTAGTCATTCGCTTGCTTCTCGCCGGTAGCAAAGTCGGTGGTGATGTAGAAGTTAAAAATACTGGGGTTGTTCAGGATCAGCTCACGTCGATACCAACGGATATCGCCATCGGCAATCAGTCGGTCTTCGTCGGACATGATTCGGAGCATCAGCTCCTGGTTGAACATCGCAATCATCCCGGCCTGTAACGCCTTATCGTACTGACGTTTGACATACTCATACGGGAAACGATCAGGCCAGCTACCCCGGAAGTCTTCTTTGGCACACGGGAAACGCTCGCACACCGGGTACACGTTGACCGACCAGGCACCGGACTCAACTGCTTTGTACAGCGGATCGGATGCGTTAAACGGTGTGCCCGACCAAATCATCATGTTTCGTTCAGGGTGGAGGGCGTATTCCACCGCCTTGTAGATGGTGTCCTCAATCGCCGCGATAACGGTAGGCGAACGTGCATCCTCATCCGAAACCAGGTCATCAAGTACCGCCAGGCGGGGACGTTTACCCATTTCTTTCGTACCACGAACGCCGGTCTTCGCCCCGTACCCCTTGACCACGAACTTATTGCCGTTGACGTTCTGGAACTCCCAACGAATATCGGTGAACTTCGCTACCGGAATGTACTGCTGCAAGAACGCACTGTTCTCGTAGCGGAACTCCAGGTTCTTACGCATGTTCTTCACGCCGTTATCAATGGAGTCCGATACGTACAGGGCCAGTTCAATTTTACCGAAGCCGGGGATCTCCCCATGCACGCCGATATACAAGAACAGGTATTCGCCCATGATGGTTGTCTTCGCGGCACCACGGTGAATCATGTTGGCGATACGGGTGTCACCGGACACAACCTGATCGAGCATTTTATAGTGCAGCACGGGGGATTTGTTTTCCTCCCCCTGCCCACCGTTTACCATCTTGATGAACAGAATAAATTCCAACGCGAACCGGGATGGCTGGTAAGTCGGGTCGTCGATATAGTCAACGTCGGCCAGCCAGCTATCCACGGTACGGGTGGTAATCTGTTCACCCATTACCACGTTATTCATATTTTATTTTCCCACATTTAGAGCATGACAGGATGCGTATGCCACCCTGCCCGGTGCGTACCAGGAAGTATTTGTGGCGGCAACGTCTTTGAAGCCAGGCAAGAAAGAGGCCGAGCAGGAATGCCAGCACGCCTATGCCCATGATTATCAGTTCTGGTTTACTCATCGACCTTCTCCGCTTCAATGACGCGATACGCGGCTATCTGACCGGCTGTTGCCGTGCCGTTGGCAATGGCGTCTGCCTGTTGGTCTACCAGCGCCTGGGTCGCCTGCCGCAATGCTTCCAGTGTACCATCGTCCTTATGGGTTACGTCCAGCTCCAGTTTCTTAGTCTCAGGCGGGCGCAACGTGTTCAGTACGCTGTTCGCAGCATCGCTGCGTACCTTCTCACTGGTAGCTGTCTGCATAAGCTCGGCCTGTACGTTCAGTGCCTTCCAGAACAAGTCCCGGCCTACCACATGGATAGGAACAATTGCCTGCTCCATGACAAGGTTAACCAGCTTCGTATTATGATACGCATGGACATAACTGGAGATAACCTTCGCACTCGTACCCTGCTGGGCGAAATACTGATACTTCTGGGGAAACGTCTTCATCCACGCTTCCTGGTTAGTTAAGCCCATCAGCTTATAACTAACGTACTGCACGGCAGACGTATACTGCTTAACGCTAAACTTACCTTCCTTGAGCACATGCCCATAACTTAACAGGTTGTTACGGTAATACTCATAAAAGGCCGGGTCAGCTATCGCAGCATTCACGCCATCCAGCACTTCATCAGTGACAGTCTTACGCACACCATCCGGCAGAGACAGTTTAAGTTCTTCGAGTGTTAGCTTAGCCATTGTCTTTAGGTTCCCTATAGGTTTTAAGCCAGAGTATAAATAGGGTCGAAAGGTTGGGCAAATTTTAAAAATTTTATGAGGATAATTTTATGTATCGCATGAGTACCAAAAGCAAGGTTATCCGTATAGCCCTACTACCAGTGTGGATAGTCTTATGGGTAGTCGGCGGGATAACTTATCTGCTCAGTGACTTCTTCGAATTTATCTGGGACTGCATGGATAGCTTGATGGATAAGTTTATGAACTGGGTAAACCGGATAGCTCCACTGGATAGTGATAAAGATAAAAAAGTTTAAGCAACTTTTATAAATTTTTTATAGTGACTGACGGAAGCTCAACTTACTACTCTGGCTGTTGGTTTGGGTGGATACCCCCCGCATGGTGCTGGCTGAAAAAGGATTCTTACTATGCCTTACACAACTTAGGCCATAGGCCATGTCATGGCAATCCTGCCTAACATACGTATGGAGTATCACTCATGTCTCAACCAATTGGTCTGTTCGCTGCTCTCACTGGTGCTGTAGTTGCAACCGTATCCACTGTTACCACTACTGCTACCGCAGTCAATCGTCTGGCTACTGCTGGTGATGAGCTGGCTAAGGTAGCAGAGAACAAAGCTAAACGTTTCGGTGAACTCATCGAGATTAAAGACCAGATGATTTACAACGCAGCTAAACATGAGCTGGATAATCAACTGGCTGCTCTCGCTGCACCTGCTAAGAAGTAATACCAATGCTCATCCTTCGGGGTGAGCATCTTTCTTTTTACACAACATACACAATTACACATGAACACGTAGACAGTAAGGCGCGCTACAAGTTACCAAAACTTTACAGCTTTTACTCGCGCTAGGTATGACGGTCAGAAATCATATGGACTTATTCCTAAATGGAATACTCATACATATCTTTATGAAAAAACGTTATGCGACATAAGGGTTGACAGAGATTACTATGTATTTACTGACCATAACACTGTTAGTTTAAATACTATCTCTATCTCCTATACCCTATCTACTATCATACTTATACCTATACCTATCCTATACACTATCTCTATTAATACCTTATCTATATGTATACCTTACATAGTATGTACTATAGGGAGTATACCGTAGGTACGTAGTACCGTAGGTATACGACCGGTAACAGTGCATAGCACTTTAAGTGAATATACTAATCACTGGAGATACAGCTATGTCTACACTCGTATTGGAAGTTAAGTTCATTGATGATACCCAATCAGTCGATAAAGAGTTCACTGACCTGACAGCACTGTCTGTATGGTTACATGGTCAACGTGAATCGGACTTCGACTGGTTATGTCTGCATGACAATAACAACGACTATGTGTTCGAGGGTTGGTCTGACATTGTTCAGTACATCAGAGAGAACACTGGCCCTAAAAGCTCCTGTATCGCTCTCAGTAAGCCTGAACACTCAATGGAAGGTAGTGAGTGGGTTATTGACCCATTCGACTCGTATGAGCCGGGAGAATTGCCGCCTGTACCTGTTGGGACACTCACCTTCGGTGAACTGGAAGACGGTGCAGAGTTCTATATCGCTATGACCTGGGCCTATGGTAGCCGTAACAAATTACAGAAGGTAATGGAAGACGGTGAACATAACGCAGTATGGTGCAGTGCTACTCACATCGGTGAACTGATACCTCGTGGTATCCGTGTAGTCCGTGCATAAATAATCAAATCCTGGCGTGCATAGCACGTCGAGTGATTCCAACTTAAACCAGAGGTTTATATGAACTATTTACAGAAGATGTGGGTTAAGGTTTATCAAGATTACCTCAACGCTGCTAAAGCTACTGCTGAAAGTAGGGGTGAAGCACTGAATAGCAACGAAATCTTCATGGCCCGTAAACAGGCTGATCTGGCATTAGCATCCCTTATTAACTTAGGAAAATAATCATGACTATTTTAACTGTAAGCCTGATTTGGATTGTTGTATCCGTAGCTGCTACCTGGGCTGCTGTTCGCCTGGTGCGTACCAATCAGTATGAGGACTAACTCATGATGGCTAACATGATTCACGACATTGATGCTCTGCATCAAACTATCGTAGAAGCCCGTAATGCGGGCTTCGAAATCAGGCTTGAGCGTGCCCACGCTTATGCACTGACATTCCCACGTATTGCTCGTCGCCTGATGCAAACGCATCTGGGACAGCAGTATTACACCAACCGTATCGAAATCACCATTTACGGTGTTGAGTATTATCTTGCACACTCAGCCGAGTATCGCGATGGCTGTAAGCCAGAGTTGAAAGCTCAGGTTGAGCACACGCTGGATAAGATCATTAAACATGTAGCCAGTGGTGGCTATCTCAATATGCAATACTGGAAAGAGGTCGTATAAATGCTCACATTCCTGATCGTACTGGTCGTACTTTACTTCACTGGCCTGCTGCCGTATGTGTTCGCCATTGTCATGTTCATTGCTGAACTGGCATTCACGGCGTTCATTCTCGTATTCGGCTTCTGCTGTTTCCTGCTGTCCTGCCTGCTCACCCCATTTAAATCCAAATAACCCCTTCGGGGGTTATCTTATTTTTTATGGCCTCCGGCCATATTTATGAGTTTTCCAACTGGACTAAATCCTATGGCCGTCCATGAAGTCATCCTTCGACATTATATTAAAGACGGTACTATCGAATTAAATATCACTGACCTTGTTAATGAGTTAACGAGGGAAGATGTACTGTCTCAAATCCGAACTCAAATCTTATTGGGTATTAAGCCAGAGGCACAGCCTATGACTGTAATGGTATCCCTTAAGTTTGAACCAACCACTGACTTAGAGGAGTTATTCCTATGAGTGAAACTGACCGTAGTTTATCTACGCGCATTGGTGCTAACGGTAGCATTATGGTTACCGTGCCTGCGTCAGCTATTGACGAGGCTAAAACCATGAACCTAATAGCTGGGCGACCTGTACCTGTAGAGGTCACCTGTATTGTTTCTTACATGCCGGATTCGTTTACCGGTGTCCCTGATGATGGTAGTGGAGATTTCTTCTCATGAGTATCGAATGTCTGGTATTCCTGCGTCCTTATGGTGATCGCAGAACTATTGAGCTGCGTAATATTAACCTTGAGGACGAAATCTATTTCAAAGAGAAAGGCGTTAAGCTGTCTATGGAGTCCGATGGCCGTGATGGTCATATTCTGTATGCAGATATTGGCCTGACTTTGGAAGACGGTACACCGTCTGAAATTATCCACATCTCTAAACCAGGTGAGGACTGTAATGCTGCTATGGCATCGCTCCGTAAATTAGTGGAGGAAGCCTATGCAAAAGCTCAAATGTCGTAAGACCGGTAAAGGCATCTGGCTGACTAAAGCCATGATGGATCAAATGCGTACACTCAAACTACTGGGTGTTAATGTCATTGAAGCACCGGCTGTAAGTATTAACCATATGGGTAAGGATAAAACTCACCATATGGGGAGCTATTATTCCGTGGAATACCTGGGTAATAACCACTGGCAATTCCACATTGAACCTGTTGAATCGTGGATGCGGAGGAACTGATGTTAACTCAGCATGTGTATGCCGTTAAACGGCGTAATGAATTTCTGCCTATGCCCAAGTCCAGCCGTGGTCGTGGTGGTTCCTATGTGGAACCCATCGACCCACGCTTAGTCTGGCCTCGTGTATTCCGTGAGCTGCGACATGCCAGGATTTACCTGACAGGTTGGCTCAAAGGTTATGTGCCTAAAGGCGAAGACTGGGATGGCGACGAGTATGGCTCGTATTACTGGACATACCCGGAAGCACCAGTCGCAGTGCCCACACGTCAGCGTGAGGACATGGAAATAACCATGTTACGTCTGGTTGAGAAACCAAGCATGACGTTCAAAGGCATGTTCTTCCTGCGTGACAAAGCCACCGGTAAGTATCTGACCCATCGCAATATTAGCCGTAAGATTAGAAGTGATGAATCCAGAGAATTTACCGAGGAAGATGTGTATAAAGCTCAATACTTTAAATCCCATCTGGCTGCTCGTCGTTACCTGATTAAGTGGCGTCGTGGTACTCACGATGGTCTGTACGATTCTGCTGATCCTGACTTTTGGCTATCGCCATATGGCAAGGCTCAGATGGATGCCCGTGATGAACAGGTTAATGCTCGCAAAGACCTGGACATTGAAATCGTTATATTCGCTTATGTGGAGTGCAAATGATATTCGTATTCGGAAGTAATCTCCGTGGTATCCACGGTGCTGGTGCCGCTAAACATGCAGTATTCCATGAGGGTGCTGCATGGGGTGAAGGCATCGGCCATTTCGGTAATAGCTACGCTATTCCCACCAAAGGCTGGGCTATGGAAGTCCTGCGTCTGGCTGATATCCAGACTCACATTGAGGACTTCGTGAAATATGCCAAAGAGCATCCTGAACTTGAGTTCCAGGTGACTCAGATTGGCTGCGGGCTGGCTGGCTACAAAGCCAGTGAAATAGCTCCGCTATTCCGTGAAGCCCCATTCAACTGCTACTTTGACTCTGCCTGGTCATGGTATCTGCCGGAGCATAAACAATGGGGCACCCAGTAAACCTCTGCTATCAGGCGTACAAATATACATTCGTTGCTACTTTGACGCCTGACGATATTAAGCAAATACGCACGCGTCGGTTATTAGGTGCCCATAATTGGTCAACTAAATTGCCATTGTTAATAATGGAAACTGACCGCATAGCGTTATTCGGGGGTGACTTACATCGTATGTATAATACCCCTGATGCCGGTTTCCGTATTCATCTCAACGTACCTGTTGCTGATGTTATGGATTATATTTGTCCCACCTCAGAAGACCTCAACGTCTTTATTTACTTCGAGTAGCCTATGCGTAAATTTGCCCGTGCAACCAGTGTTAACGATAATGGTCACCGTTATTTCGAGGTGACCGATGAACTGGTAGATAATATTCGTACCCAACATCTGTTGGGTATTGAAGACTGTATCGTAGATGCCACTATCCTTGAGAAAACTCAATTGCCTATTCCACATATGTTGGTAACAGCAAATAGTAGTTTCCTCCAATTAGATAGTGGGCCAATTAACTTTCTCTATTTCCAAAAGAATGGAGAGCTTATAGCGAGATTCCGCAGATGAGTTATCAACTCCGTGCCATAGGCTTTAGCCGACTGGTATGTCATTTGGGGGATGCCGAGCTTGATTATATTCGTACCTTAATGCTGCTGACTGGACAAAGCCAGAAAGTGAAGATGCGTGCAGATACTTTTAAGTCTGACCACGGTATTACTTCATACCTGGATTTGGGTAATGGTCAGTGGCTGGAGGGTTCTTGTGACCCGGATAGTGACGAGATACTTAAGCTCAATGTGCATCAAGTCGTGCCGGTTATGTGGCACTTTAATATCACAACGGATATTCCATTTTGATAATACTTCGTGACGTACTTAAACGTGCTGGTACTGGTATTCAGCTTATTGCTGAAACAACCATGACCCAGGATGAGTTCGATCAAATTCGTACTCAGCAACTGATTATGCCTGACCTGGAGTTCGACTTCCCAACCATTGTTTACTGGTTTGAGGCAGGTAATCCACCTGTCCCAGTATACCGGGATTGCCCGGAGCATTGGCGTGGTAAGGTATTCGACCCGGAGGCAGCAATCCGTACTGTTAACCGTAAAAC